TGTTAATATAAGGCGATTTAAGCGACTCTACCTCTACCCTATACCCTAGCATACCTTAGACGCTTAAAATGGCTTACAGGGCGTTTTAGAGCTGTTTAACTGGTAGCGGCTGTGAGGTATGCCGCTGAATAAGACGCATAGCGGATTTTAAAAAGGTTAAAGGTTCTAATACAATATCTTATTAGAGATGCTAACCTTTATTCCGTCAAATAACAGAAATAAATTGTTATCTGGTATTGACATATTGAAATCTACTGTCAGAATACTACAGAGACTTAAACAAACAGAGAGAGAGGTTTTTACAATGAGAGATCAGGACTGGTTACACGGTGACGAAAACATCCCAACAATTGAGGAGGAGGAGCAGATGCTAGAACAACAAGACAAAGAGGTCAGAGAGGAGTTTTTTCAACTTGCTAACGACGTTATAGTCGATTGCAAGTTTCTACTAGGTAGGAAGTCATTTGTACCAGATGAAGATGATTTGGAAGCTATTAACGCTTTAAGGGAACAATTGGAATGGCACGTTAGGAGAAACTTTTAGGCTCTATAGAGACTCTTTTAATGTCTCTATAGAGACCTTTTAGGGTTAGTAGTAGTACTACTTGTTGCTAATCTCAAGAGACCCTAAAAGATTATTTAAGACTCAATAGAGTTATTATATCGTTATTTAAAACACTGTCAATGCGAGTATCAAATTATGTTTGAGAAGTTTATGACCGAAGGCGTAACAACTCCTTACATGATGGCGTTATGCCGTGCAAGCTTAGATGTAAGGGCTGGGGTTCTTTCGTTAAACGAAGCCGCTAATATATATAATGTTGATCCTGAGATTATTAATCAATTCAACATTGATTTAGTGGGCTATGATATAATCCAGAAAAAGAGAGGTTAAAGAGATGTTAGAATTTTTAATTAATGCTGTGTTATTATGGGGTGGCGGTATGCTTTTATATGGTGCCGCGTTGATTGTTATGGATAAAGAAGAAGAACACCAACAGAGGAAGCGAGACAATGATTAGTACAATTTTATTTGGTAAGCATTTAAACGTTGAATGGCGCAGTGGAACAGGTATAGACATAGAATTCTGCGATAGCAGGCCAGTGTGGGTTTATAACGTAAACACTGAAGAGACGGAGGCTATGCCGTTTATGGGCACTATTATTCTATTGCCGTTGATAATGATTAGTTACGGCAATGTTTATACAGAAATTGAATTTGAGGATTAAAAAATGGCTTTTATCGAGACACACCTACCTTGTGACGCTTGCGGTTCGTCAGATGCTGCCGCCATTAATGAGAACGGATCTAAAAAATGTTTTAGCTGTGGTGACTTTGAGAGAGGATATGGCGAGGGTGCCGTTGCAATGCCCATGTTTGAAGAAACACCACAGCCTAAGCAGAGCTTTGACGCATTAGAGAACCTACTCACTACTGGCACCTATAAGGCAATACCAGAGAGAGGCATCACCACCGCCACAGCTAAGTACTACGGTGTTATGCACAACGCTGATAAGACATATTTCAGCTACCATTCACCAGATGATGCCAATACGCCAGTTGCGGCTAAAATACGACAACACGATAAACAATTCTCAACCGCCGGTGCTTGGAAAGAATCTGGTCTGTTTGGACAGCACTTGTTCGCGAAAGGTGGTAGAAGCATTACTATTACTGAGGGTGAATTTGACGCCCTAGCAAGCTATCAGATGCAAGGGAGCAAGTACCCTGTAGTCAGTATCAAGAACGGAGCTAGCGGCGCTCTGGGAGACTGTAAGGCCGCCTATGAGTGGTTGGACACGTTCGAGACTATTGTCATATCCTTTGACAGCGACGAGGCAGGCGTTAAAGCTGCCAGAGAGGTTGCGGAGCTGTTTGGCGGTAAGTCTAAGGTCATGAAATACCCACCACAGTATAAGGATGCCTGTGACTTCCTACTCAATAACGATGACAGAGCCTATACCGCTTCATTCTGGGCGGCTGAGAGGTTTGTTCCAGACGGTATCATCAACGGTGCTAGTCTCTGGGATGAAGTCAACAGACCTGTAGAAAAAGCTGCTGTTATGTATCCGTGGGACGGTGTCAATAAGCTGACCTTTGGCATCAGAGAGGCAGAACTGGTTACCATTACAGCCGGTTCTGGTCTTGGTAAGTCTCAATTTGTACGTGAGATTGTCTGGCACATCCTGAAGAACTCAGAGGATAACATCGGTTTGTTATTCCTTGAAGAGAACGCCCGAAAGACTGCCTTGTCGCTGATGTCATTAGCTGCGAATAAGCCAATACACCTACCAACTGTGGAGACAACAGAGGAAGAACGCTGGGAAGCTTTCGAGAAGACAATGGGTACAAATAGAGTGTACTTGTTTGACCACTTTGGAAGCACCAGCATTGACAATATTGTTGCCCGTTGCCGTTACATGGCGAAAGCGCTAGACACCAAGTATCTGTTTCTCGACCACGTTAGTATTGTAGTGTCCGCACAGAGCAACGGTGACGAACGTAAAGCTCTGGATGAGATATGCACTAAGCTCAGGATGTTAGTCCAAGAGACTGGCATTACTTTGTTTATGGTGAGCCATTTGAAGAGACCAGACGGTAAAGGTCACGAGGAAGGCGCAGCAAGCTCACTGTCACAGCTTAGGGGATCAGCTAGTATTGCGCAGCTCTCAGACATGGTGCTAGGACTTGAGCGCAACGGACAGGCAGACGATCCAATAGAGAGGAATACGACACACGTCAGAGTGCTCAAGAATCGCTTTGCTGGCATAACAGGAAGAGCCTGCGGATTGCTTTATAATCAGGAATCTGGTAGGATGTCTGAAATTATGGAGGAAGCCTTATGAGATGTTTAGCCTGTAACGTAGCACTGTCCGACTTCGAGGCAACAAGGAAGTCAGCAGCATCTGGGGATTTTTTAGATTTGTGCAATAGCTGCTTGTATTATGCAGAGGATATTGACACTATTGACAGAATTGACCTAAAATCTGAAGCTGATTATACAAATTTAGGGGAAACAGATGAGTAAAATTGGTAGCTGGGTGCTTGAACTACAAGAAAAGAAGAAAGAAACACGACAACTTAACCCATACGACAGACATAGTAACAAAGATAATTCATCGAGGCAGTATTATGTTGATTACATTGGACATCGAAACCAACACCAAGCACGACACAATCTGGTGTGTGGTCACTGAAGAGGTCATCACAGGTAATATTGCTGTGCACACCTCTGCTGAGACACTGGTGCCTCTAATTCGTGACTCAACAGGTATTATTGGTCATAACATCATTGGATTTGACGCACCAGTGCTGGAGAATGTCTGGGGAATACACATTCCAACACAGATTCTAATAGATACTTTAGTAATGAGTCGTCTATACTCCCCATCTATCGACGGAGGTCACAGTTTAGACAGCTGGGGCAAGCGTTTAGGCAACCACAAGATAGAATTCTCTGATTATGACGCTGGATTGACCGAAGAACTGGTCTCTTACTGTAAACAAGATGTCAAATTAACCACTACAGTTTATAAATACCTTACAAATTTACTACAGACAGAAGGTTTTTCAGATCAATGCGTAGATTTAGAACACAAAGTCGCCATTATTATGCAGGTTCAGGAGAAAAATGGTTTCGAGCTAGACGTATGTGGAGCGACATCCCTGTATCAGACAATAACACACCGGATGAGAGTGATAACAGCGGATCTTCAGAAGGTGTTTCCACCAATAGTGGAGGAGAGGTGGTCGGAGAAGACGGGGAAGAGACTGAAAGACAAGGTGACAGAGTTCAACGTAGGGTCAAGGAAGCAGATAGCGGAGAGGCTAGAGGGTGTGGGTGTTAAGTTTAAACTACAGACTGAGAAGGGAGCTATCATTGTTAACGAGAAAGTCTTAGAAGGTATTGACATTCCAGAAGCTAAGCTAATTTACGAGTATTTAATGCTTCAAAAGCGCTCAGCACAGATTGATTCTTGGTTATCCTTTGAGAAGGAGGGCAGAGTTCATGGTCGAGTCATCACCAACGGTGCTGTGACAGGACGAATGACACACCACAGCCCCAACATGGCTCAGGTGCCATCAGTATCTGCTGAGTATGGTAAGGAATGTAGGTCGTTCTGGACAGTGCCTGAAGGTCATAAGCTAGTTGGTATTGACGCCAGCGGATTAGAGCTACGTATGCTGGCACACTACATGCGAGACGAGAACTACACAAAAGAAATTCTTAGTGGTGACATACACACTGCTAATATGAAGGCAGCGGGGCTTACTGACCGCAATCAGGCAAAGACATTCATCTATGCTTTCCTGTATGGTGCTGGCCCAGCCAAGATAGGTCAGATAGTAGGTGGTGGATATGAGGAAGGTCAGCAGTTGATGAAGGCTTTCCTACGCAACACACCAGCACTTGCTAAACTACGAGACAAGGTAGCAAGAATCGCAGAGGCTGGCGTATTGCCTGCTCTGGATGGTAGGAAATTACGTGTACGGTCGCAACACGCAGCTTTAAACACTTTGCTGCAAGGTGCGGGCGCCATTGTAATGAAGCAAGCTCTGGTATTACTGGATAATTCTTTACAAAAATACGACATACCTTACAAGCTAGTCGCTAATGTACATGATGAATTTCAGATAGAAGTGCCGGAGAATTTCGCAGACGCAGTAGGTAAGTCAGCAGTACGTAGCCTACGAGCTACAGGTTCTGTATTGAGTCTGCGCTGTCCTCTCGATGCTGAATATAAAGTTGGTAACAATTGGGCAGAAACACATTGACTTTTGTAAAGTTTATGTGGTATAATATACATAGATCAGTTGTGATCTAAAACAGCAAGTAACACTAACAATCCAATCAAAGGTGATAATATGGAACAAGTAAAACCAGTAACAATCCAAGCAGAAGTAATGTGGGCTAACCTTCAAGAGCCAAACAAGCTATCCGGTAAGTACCAGATTAATCTGTCTAACTTGTCACAAAGCGCTCAGGATGCTCTCGAAGAGCGTGGTATTAATGTACGCAACAAAGCAGACCAAGGTGACTTCATCACCTGTAAGTCGAGCAAGCCTATTCGTGCTTACAACACAGATGGCGAAGAGCTGACTGGTGTATTGATTGCTAATGGCTCCAAGGCTAAAGCAGTTATTGGACATTACGACTGGACTAGTCCGTCAGGCGCTAAAGGTCGTAGCCCGTCTCTGATGAAGCTAGTTGTGACTGATTTGATTCAGTACACTCCAGAAGTTTCTTTGGATGATGCTTTGTGATTTTAATTGATGCAGACATACTCGTCTACAGAGTAGGCTGGTCTTGTAATGAAGAGTCTGAAAAGACAGCTATCAGAACGCTTGATAACTTCATTGTAGATCTACTCGCTTTTCATCTAGGAGCGGATGAAGAAGATGCCGAGTATGTTCTGTATCTCACCGGCAAGGGAAACTTCCGAACGGAATATGCCGTAACTGCTGATTACAAAGGAAACCGTAAAGACAAGGAAAAGCCAGTGCATATACAAGCATTGCGCCAGAGTCTTATAGACAAGTGGGCTGCTGTTGTTACTGAAGGAGAAGAGGCAGATGATGCCATAGCAATAGCAGCTACCACACACGGTGATAAAGCTATCATGGTGTCTCTCGATAAGGACTTCGATCAGATACCCGGGTGGCACTACAACTTTGTAAAGAAGAGTAAGTATTACGTTAAGCCAGAGGACGGCTTACGCTTTTTCTACCGTCAGATACTGATGGGTGACCGCATTGATAATATCATAGGCATTTACGGCATTGGTGAGAAGAAGTCAGAGAAGATACTGAAGGATTGTAATACTGAGCAGGAGTTCTACGATAAGTGCGTAGAGATGTACGAGGGAGACGAAGCCAGAGTCATTGAGAATGGTAGGATGCTTTGGCTGCGTCGGTACGAAGGTGAGGTATGGAGTTTTAACAGTGAGAAATAATGGACGATGGACAGAAGCACGTTTTCGATCCTTCATAATCTCAGCATTGCGTGGAGCACACGGTAAGTGGGGTGTCAAGCACGATGTTAAGAAGAAGGCATGGGTAGAGCGTGGTAAGTACAAGTGCGCTATATGTAAGAAGGTAGGCGCATCCACACTACCAGCGTTAGAAGGACGTAAGCGTAAAAGAAACAATGCAGCAGTAGATCATATTGATCCGGTAGTTAAACCAGAAGTCGGCTTCGTAGATTGGAACACCTACATTGACAGAATGTTTCTAGAAGCGTCAGGCTATCAAGTGCTGTGTTACAAATGCCATGCTGAGAAGACAGCGGCAGAACGTAAGCGGAGAAAAAAATGAGAGATTTAACTGTAGATTTATTGAAACATTTGTTCGACTATGACAAAGAAACTGGTAATTTAATTTGGAAAGTGTCTAACTCTCATAGTCAAAAAATTGGAGATATTGCAGGTTCTTTGCATCAAAGACTAGGTTATGTACAGATTGGTATTAATTCTAAAAGGTACTACGCACACCGGCTTATCTTCTTATATCATAAAGGTTATTTACCTAAGACCCTAGATCACATAAATGGCGACAGAGGTGATAACAGAATAGAAAACTTGCGGGCTGTTACAGCTAGCCAGAATCAGCATAATAGAAAAATTAACTCAAACAACACCAGTGGTTATAAAGGAGTGAGTTATTACGCAAGAACAAACAAATGGTGTGCAAAGATTCGCTTAGAAAATAAACGTATCAACCTAGGTTATTACAAAACACCAGAAGAAGCTGACGCAGTAGTCCGCAAAGCCAGAGAAGAACTTCACGGCGGCTTTGCCAATCACGGAGATGAATAATGACTAAGCATTTAGTAATACCAGACACACAAGTAAAACCAGACCAGTCTGTAGAGCATCTACGCTGGGCTGGTCAATACGCAGCGGACAAGAAGCCAGACGTTATTGTACACATTGGCGACCACTGGGACATGCCTAGCCTAAGCAGCTATGACGTAGGCACACGCAGCTTTGAAGGTAGACGTTATGTCAGAGATATTGAAGCAGGCATAGCAGGCATGGAGGCATTCCTAGAGCCTATCCGTAACGAACAGGATCGACTGAAAAACAATAAGTGGAAGCAGTGGAAGCCACGCATGGTGTTCACTCTCGGTAACCACGAGAACAGAATCACAAGAGCTATTGATTCAGATCCAAAGCTTGAAGGTCTTATCAAGTTTGACGACTTGAAGTTAGAAGAGATGGGCTGGGAAGTTATACCTTTTCTGCAACCTATTGTCATTGATGAGATTGCCTATTGCCACTACTTCACCAGTGGTGTCATGGGAAGACCTGTTAGTTCAGCAAGGCTAATGTTGCAAAAAAAGTACATGAGCTGTATTATGGGACACGTACAAGATAGAGATATAGCCTATGCTAGAAAGGCTGACGGCACTAACATGCTAGGCTTGTTCTCTGGAATCTACTACCAACACGATGAAGATTACTTGACACCTCAGACTAACGGAAGCTGGGCAGGTATCTGGATGTTGAACGAGGTTGGTAACGGTGGATGTGACGAGTTACCAGTTAGTATAAACTACTTGCGAGAGAAGTACGGGGCTTAGGATGACAGCTACATACTACGACATACTAGAAAAACTGGAACAACTGGACGAGATAACGCTCTTAGAAATCTTAGACATAACCTCTCAGGATTTAGTAGCTAAGTTCAGTAACAGAATTAACGATAGATTGGCAGAGTTTCAAGAGGATTTTAAAGATGAGTATTAATAACGCAACACCAGAAATGTGGGACGCGCTACGTATGGAGCATCCACCTATTGAGAACAATCCACTAACAAACGCACTAAAGAGCTACGCAGCAGAAGCAGAGAAAGAAGAAGAAGACATGGTAGGCTCTCCTAGACACTACAACACAGGCAACATAGAGTGTATTGAAGCCATTGAAGAGTCCATGTCTAGTGTAGCTTTTAAAGGCTACCTCAAGGGTAACTGCATGAAGTACCTTTGGCGGTATGACTACAAAGGAAAGCAGGTAGAGGACTTACAGAAAGCTGCATGGTACTTACAGCGTCTGACAACTGTGGTGGTTTTTGAAAATGAATAAGAAGAAAATATCAGATAAAGAAATATTGGACTTTGTAAAAGAAAACATAACAATAGCTAAAGACATGACAGGTCATATCGAAATAAAAGAAGTGCTCTGCTCCATTATTGGCAATGTTGGTGGCCATGTCTATGGCAATGTTGGTGGCAATGTTTATGGCGATGTTGATGGCGATGTTTGTGGCCATGTTGGTGGCGATGTTGCTGGCGATGTTTGTGGCCATGTTGGTGGCGATGTTAATGGAGATGTCTGCGGCAATGTTGTTGGCGATGTTTATGGCAAGGTTTTAGGCAAGGTTCACGGCTAAACTTACAGTAGAAGGGTAAATAGCTATGAAAGTTAAAATGTATCAACTTATAGAACAAATAGTTAACTCAGGTATACATGCAGGGTATGCTAGGGCGCACAAGCACACAGACACACCCATTGAAGAAACACTCAAGCAGTGCATAGAGCAATACATCATGCAAGGCTTTGATGAATACTTTGAATTTGACCAAGAGGAATCATGATGGATCAGTATCAACAGTTTATACACAAGAGCCGCTATGCACGTTGGATTCCAGAGCTTAACAGACGCGAGCGCTGGGACGAGACAGTCAACCGCTATGTAGATTTCTGGAAAGACCGTGGGCAGATAGATGAAAAGACAGGCTTACAGTTGTTTAACGCCATTCACAACTTAGAAGTTATGCCTTCTATGCGTTGTATGATGACAGCAGGGCCAGCGTTAGCTAAGGACAACGTAGCAGGATTCAACTGTAGCTACTTGCACATTGACTCACCGCGTAGCTTTGACGAGCTAATGTACGTTCTTATGTGCGGTACAGGCGTAGGCTTCAGTGTAGAGCGTAACTTCATCAACAAGCTTCCAGTAATTGCTGAAACCTTCCACCCTACCGACAGCGTTATCGTTGTAGCTGACAGCAAGATTGGTTGGGCTTCTGCCTTCCGTGAGCTGGTGAGTCTGTTATATGCCGGTAAGATTCCAAAGTGGGACATGCACAAGGTCAGAGGCGCTGGCGAACGACTCAAAACATTTGGCGGACGTGCAAGCGGTCCTGAGCCACTAGAAGATTTGTTTAATTTCTGTGTTGGTATCTTCCAGAAGGCCGCAGGACGTAAGCTCACGAGCATTGAGTGTCACGATGTATGCTGTAAAATAGCGGACATTGTAGTGGTCGGTGGTGTACGTAGATCAGCACTAATTAGCTTGTCTAACCTGTCAGATCCACGCATGGCTAAAGCAAAGAATGGTAACTGGTGGGACACAGAGGGTCAGCGTAGACTAGCCAACAACTCTGTAGCCTATACAGAGAAGCCAGACTTTGAGTCATTCTTAGCAGAGATGCAGAACATGTACGAGTCTAAGGCAGGTGAGCGTGGTATCTTTAGCCGTGTAGCAGCACAGAAGATTGCAGCACGTAACGGACGTAGAGATGCAGAACAGGAATTTGGCACTAACCCTTGCTCTGAGATTATCCTACGAAGCAATCAATTCTGTAACTTATCAGAGATTGTTGTACGTCCTGACGATACTCTTGAGACACTGAAGTCCAAAGCACACATTGCAGCGATTATAGGCACCCTACAAGCAACTCTAACAGACTTTAGGTACCTACGTAGTGCTTGGAAGAGAAACACCGAGGAAGAGGCTCTGCTGGGCGTCAGCATGACAGGCATCATGGATCACTACCTGTTGAGCAAAGGAACTTCTAAAGATTTAGGCAAGTGGTTGGAGGAAATACGTGATGTGGCTGTGGAAACAAACAAGGAATGGGCTGGTCGTCTTGGGATTAATCAGTCTGCCGCTATTACATGCGTTAAGCCGAGTGGTACTGTTTCCCAGCTTGTTGATAGTGCTTCTGGGATTCACCCTCGCTTCTCTAAGCATTACATTCGACGTGTACGTAGCGACAAGAAAGACCCACTTGCTATATTTATGGAGTCACAAGGATTCCCTGTAGAGCAGGACTTGATGAGTCAAGCGTCAGCAGTGTTTAGCTTTCCTGTTAAGGCACCAGAGACTAGCGTGACAGTTAAGCAAGTAGGAGCTATGGAGCAACTACAGCTTTGGAAGACTTACCAGAATCACTGGTGCGAACATAAGCCAAGTATCACTGTGTACTACACTGATGATGAGTTCTTGCAAGTAGCACAGTGGATATGGGAGAACTTCGATCTCTGTAGTGGTATTAGTCTGTTGCCGTATAGTGACCATGTTTATCAGCAAGCTCCTTATGAGGACATTACTGCTGAGAAGTACGAAGAACTATTAGCAGCTATGCCGGTTGGTGTTGAGTGGGAAGATCTTGAGCAGTATGAGAAGGAGGATAACACTACAGGATCTCAAGAGTTAGCGTGTACTGGTGGTGCTTGTGAGCTAGTTTAACAAAGTGCTAATATGCGTAGCTATACTACGCAAACAGACACAAATGTAAACCAAAGCCCTATAGAGAGATTCTATAGGGCTTTTTTTATTACTACTGAGTTGTATTTTCTGTTAAAGCGTTAAAAATAATACGTCCTGTTTTAAACTTACCTGATTTTAAAAGTTGTAGCTGGTTTCTTGTTATATCCTTACTAAGGAGAATTTTCATAAGCTCTGGATTCTTATAAGCTTCTTTTAGAACTTTACTAGATGCTTCTACTCCTAAGTTTTGTATGGCTTTGGTCGCTGCGTTGGAAGCTGTACCAGCCAACACGATAGAAGAAGATCCAGCTAATAAGTTTACACCTTTCAAAGCGGCTAACTTAGCGGCTAGTATCACCCCTGCGCTTGTTTGAGGCTTTTCTACTCTTGTATAGCCTCTCTTAGCAGATAAAGACTTACTTATTTTGATGACGTCTTTAAGCAATAATTCCAAACCTTTCTGTTCAGCAGTATTAAACACAGCAGTCAACGGTTTAAACTCTTTTAGAATCTTTTCAAAACTAACAGGATCAATAAGCTCCACGTTGCCTTTACCTGCTACCTGAGAATCAAGGATTTTCATTGACTGAGCGACTATGCGATTATTAATCTGCTCTTTAAAAACAGCAAGAGCTTCTTTATTGGTGCTTAAAAGCTTTCGGAATCTGGCAGAAGCTTGCATAGGATTTGAAGATTTAAGAATAACCTGCATAACCTCCTCTGGCCTCATATTAGCCACGCCGTAAAAGTCGTCAAGACGTGCTGCTTCTGCTGCCGTTTCAACATTCTGCACCACTTTCCCTTGAGACCTAGCCTTTTTCTTCGCTGCTTTAATAGCTTCACCAACTGCTGGGAATCTTTCTATCCAAGAAGAATGAGCAGTTTCAAAGGCCTTAAAATCTTCTAGTTTGTTTGGGTTAACCTGAGCTTGAAACTTAGCAAGGAGAAAGCCTTCAGCCTGTTTTAAAGCGTTAGACTGAGCAGCTGTGCTGCCTGAGGTCGCTAAATTAAAAACTTCTTCCATCTCTCTAGCAACAATATCTATGTCAGTTTGTTTGGCTGCTTGACCGCCTACCATTGTCTCTAGCTTCTTTTCTTTAACCGCCTTTTTAGCTTTAGGTACAAAAGTTCCTCTAGTAAAAGTGTCGTGTATTTTTTTAGAAAACGAAGTAGCCGCTAAATAGTATTCACGAAGCTGAGGATTAACACTTTCGACACCTAATGTAATATTATCTAAAGCGGCTTGTTGAGCTTCCCCTAGAGCTTTTTGGTTATACTGAAAAGTAGGATCTGTTGCTGCGTTTGCGCTCCTAGCCATAGAGTTAAACTTGCTTCTTAAATCCCTAAGAACCAAAGGAGCTTCTAAAGCTTGTAGAGGTGCGTCAGGCCATTTAACTTTTAAACCTTCTTTAGCTAGCTTCTTCTTGTTATCAGGAGTAACTTCAAACGTCTTCCAACCTTTACCTGTACGTGCTACACCTTTTCCGAGAATATTAGCAAATTCTTCAGCAGGTAACACTGCTTGTGAGCTGGAGTTAGCAACAATTGTTTCAACAGCATCTACTAAAGGTTTAGTTGGTATCTTTACAGAGTCGTTTATAGGCTGCCAAAGATTGTTTTCTTGTTGTTTAATATCTGCATAAATTTTATTAAAAGACTCTTCAAACTCTTTTGACATTTTAGTGACATCGCCATCGTAGACCTTTAAAAGCTTAGCAAGCTTCTCTGTCTCAATCATAACTCTGTCGTCTACTTGAGCTACCAAGTCGTTTTGTATCTTAGGCAAGAATTCTTTTAAAGCTGTCCAATCTAAAGAACCGCCTTCTGCTTTCATTAAAGTTTCAAGCTCTCTTGCTAACGAGTACTGAGCTTGATCAACTTGATCGTCTACAAAACCTGCGAAAATACTGTCTTCAGCAGCTAAAGCTCTTTCTAAAGTAAGGATTCCTGAGTCATTTGTTTGTTGAGCTACGGATAAGACAGAAATATCGTCAGCAGCTTCTAAAGCTAGTTTAGCTTCTAACGGGCTAACGCTCTCTCCTCTAATTCGTTGACTAGCCAAAGTTACTGCGTCTTCTCCAAACTTAGCATCAAAAGCGTCTATTATTTTCTTACCTACTACCTCAACACCTGTGTCTGCGTACTTAATAATGCCAGTAGCAGCTTCTAAATAAGTAGCTGGCTTACGTGCTGCTGCAAAACCACCAGCAATTTCAGCAGGTAAGGCTATAAGAGCACTGTCTGAGCCAGTAGCTTCTGTTGCTACTTCTCCCGCCACAGCCATAGCTAACGCTACTTTAGCTTCAGTAGGTAGAGAAGACTCTGCCAGAGACCTTGTAATGCCTGTCCGCGCTCTTTCTACTCCTGTGAAAGGCTGCCCAGTTTTAGGATTTAGCGCAGCTCCGCTTGCGTCAGGTTTAAAAAAAGCTTTGTTGCCACTTCTTTGCCACTTTACCATTCCACGCCCTAACTTGTTTATTGAAGCACGAGCAACACTAGTAATACCAAGACCAAGAGAAGCGTAAAAACCGCCTTTATCTAAAAATTGTTCAGTTTCAGGATCGTTAACAAAAGTTTTGTTTCTAAATAAATCAGGAACACCTATGTCGTAACCACCTTCCCATTCCATGTCTACGTTTACGTCAGAAGATTCCGCTAAGTTTTCTAAGTTTCTAGCACCCATAGTAGCTAGGTAAGTAGGAACGCGCACAGCCATGCCATATCCAAAACTATAAATAGGCGAAACCATCGCATCTACTACTTCCATTACAGGATTTACAATAGGCGCTGTACGATAGCGTAGCTCTTCTCCTGCTTGCTGTAGTAAACTTTCCTCTGGTCGTGGAGTAACATTAGTGCCTTGTTCAGAAAGAACAGGAACTTCTGGAAAAGACGTAGGCGGCGTTACTCCTCCTTGTAACTCTTCCATTCTTTTTTCGCCAGCTAGTCTTGCAATTATTTCGTTAGGAAATTCAATACCTGTATCAAAAATAACTCCATCGCCGGAAGTTTCGTCATCAAAGATTACATTAGAAGTGTCAAAGATTGCCATTAGTAAATGCCTTTTACAATTAAACCTTGGTTTTCGTAAGCTGCTAAAAATTCTCTAACACTTTTATTGTTAGCTGCGGCAGTCTTATTAATATCATTCCAATTTACATCTTTAGGGCCTTCTCCAGTGACTAAAGTAAATCCTGTAGGTTTATCTTTTACCCAGTATTGAGAAAGATTAGCACCGTCCTGTATTACTTCCATTTTTTTGTATTTAATGCCGCTTCTTTCTGCTGGAACTGTTTTACTTCTTGGGAGTTTAGTTAAATAATCGTCCCACAAGGTAGTGTGATCTAATGGAGTTACTTCAGATAAATAAGAGCGTTGATTAGCAAAAGTATTTTCTTCAATTTGATTTACAGCTGTGTGTAATTTAATTGTTGCCGCTGTTTCATTAAACTGCCAAGGTTGAGTAAACCCCGGTAGTACGTTTTTCTGATATTCTAAATCTTTATCTGTAAATCCTCTGCCTTGTTGCTCCATCATCGGTATAATAGCTTCGTTCTGTAAAGTTTTTAAAATAGCTTGATCTTCAATCTTTTCAGAAAAAGATGTAGGGTAAGAAACACCTGCTAATTCAAACACACCTTGCAAGTTAGCCGATTGATTAGCTAAAAAATTAGAAAGTACCCCTGTGTTAATACCTTTGTCTACTTCGTTTAATATAGCAGTAGATGCTTGTTTGTCTCCTAAAGCTTTTGCAGCTACAGGCTGGGTTATTTCGACATAAGATGCTTGACGTTTTAAATTGCTTTCTTCAACTTTTTGCTGTGGCGTTGGTACAGTACTGACTAGTGAAGCAGGGGGTTTAACGTATGCCCCAGATATTGACTTTCCTTCTAATTCTTTAGCAGTATATTGAGTATTTGTTCCGGGCTTGTAAGGAACACCGTCTCTTAATTCTACACCACCAACAGTTTGGTTTGTTTTAACATCTACAAGACTTGCTTGCTTTCTTTCAGGTTGTTTTGGAATAGCGCCTAAAATTTCAATACCTTTAGTCATCGCTGCTTTGCTGCCTTGTCTAATTGACGAGGCAAGCTGTGGATGTGTGGCATCAAGTCCTTTTGCAATTTCTTCTGCTTGAGAACTTAAAGATACATTAGCTTGTTTTTGTTCCTCTAACTGCTTAACCTTAGCCATAGTCTGAGCAGCACCAGCCAAGTCACCTTGAATCTGCTGAAGTTTAGCAAGTGTTGTTAAGCCATCAACGCTTCCTAAGTCAAGTTTAGACACTGCTTCTTGCATTCTTTCTTGATTAGATGGCGCACCTTGACGAGCAATTCGTTCAAGACCGCTAGCAAGTCCTTGAGCTTGTTGAGCACCAAACATACCAGCAAATCCCGGCGTGCCCGCTATAGGCTGCATAGGTTGTTGAGTACCGCTTATACCTGTTAATAATCCTACTAAATCATTAGCCATTATTTTTAACCTCCAAACCCTAGTTTGCTTAATAAAGTACCGAAAAGCCCGCCTTCAGTGCCTAACTGAACACCCAACTCAGCAGCTCTTAGTTTATCAGCAGTAGAAGTTTGTTGTCCAAGTAATCCTTGAAGCAACGCAGATTGTTGTCCAAGCCTCAATTGATTAGCAAGTTGTTCAGCTTGTAATCTACTTTCAAGTCCACCCAGCTCTGCTTGAGTACCAAACTGAGTACCTGCTCTACGACCAATGTCAGCAAAACCTGCTGGAATCTGTGATGCAGAAAGCATAGACAACGCTTGTTGTTGTGGCTGATAAGAAGCACCCATCAATCCGGTAGCACCTTCCAGAGCTTGTTGTTGTTCTGCTAGAGCTTGCTGACGAGCACCTAAGCTAGCTCTACCCATAGCTTCTTGACGAGCAGTTTCTTGTGCAAGCAACTCAGGTGAAGAACCACCGTAAGCAGCAGAAGAAATGCCCATACGACCTTGAGAAAGCATACGCTCTTCCAGAGCCAGACGCTGACGTTCCTCTTCAGGCATCTGTGTAGCTCTTATTTGCTCGTATATGGACTGTTGCTGTGCTGCTGGGTCTAGCCCTACCTGTCCAAATAAACCCGCTGCTTGGCCCTGTAATTGCTGTTGTAGAGCCTGTTGCTCAGGAGAGAGCTGAATACCAAAGCCTCCCTCTGGAGTAGTGCTAACACCACCCAGCGTGCTTGTAACGGTATACGGTTTAAACTGAGTACCTTCACGAGCCTGTTGAGCAAGAGCTGCCATGCCCTCCTGAGCTTGTCTACCTACTTGTCGGACATCTTGGATGTTTTCTTGGCCTAAATAATATTGACCACCTGTTCTAAAAAGATCACTAAGACCTCCTCCAGTAAGGTAGTCCATGAAGCTACCAGTACCGCCAGTGGCTGAAGACATTGGTTGACCGGTAATTCCCTGAGTTAAAGAGTTAATAGTTGATCCTATGTTATTAATACCGCCGCCAATAGGCTGGTTAGCATAAGGATTAGCAGAACCTGTAGCCGCTGCTGCAATAGCGGGGTCGATAATAGCCATTAGTAAGAGCCTCCAGTAATTGTACCAGCCGTTAGTGTACCTGTGACATTCACGGTAGCGGCTGTAACAGTACCTGTGAAGGTTGGGTTTGCTTTGTCTGCTTTAGTAGCGCTGGCAGTAGCAATGTTATCAAATTCACTATTAATTTCTGTTCCTTTAACAATTTTAGCTGGGTCACCAGAAGGAAGAGAATCCTTAGAAGCAAAGTTGGTTGTCTTTATGTAATTCGACATTAGATAAGTCTCCCTAATAGAGCGTGTATGTCAATTTTTTGAATGGAAAAAGAAGAGTCATTAATCTCAGCTTCGATACCGATAGTAACTACTTCGCCGTTGCCGCTGGTGTTAACGCGAGGAGTGTTGATTAAAACAGCAGCTACATATTCAGCATCTGTGTTATACTCGCTAATACCATATTCTGCTAAGCTACTAGAACCAAACAAGAAAGTTTGTTTAGTAAAAGCAGAAGTATAATCGTAACCCCAGTTTAATGTGGCAGGTGTGTTCTGCCCGCCAATAATAGTAATGTTGAACTTCTTTAAGAACTTTAAATTAGATGCGTTACCAAAATCCATTGGGTTACTGAAATAACGCATTTGATATTTAATTGTTCCATCTATGTATCCTTGGTGTTCAACAATACCACTAGATATACCAAATAATATAGTACCATCTTCTCGCCTTGTCATAGACAACGGGTTTAATGCAGACCACGTTGTAACTCTGTGTGATCCATCTTCTAAAGGAGTCCTCATATCAAAACAGTAAACAATAGAACTATTAGGAAGTGTTAGTAAATAGAAAGCTTCTTCAGGACTGTATAGCGATTTAATAGGATATGTTTGATCAGGCAACAAAGAAATTAAATCATTACGAACATTCTTGCTAATGTCACGCATTGGCATAGACTTTTCTTGAATGATTCGCATTAAACTTCTAACGCCTGTGTCAGAGAGGAAAAGCAAATCTGTTCCTGTATTCTGCACAGAGTCTCTGGCAACACAACCTATACCAACAATTGTATCTGACAACTGCATAGTAGCTGGTGAGCTAGCCCCTGAGTATACAAGAATAGTACGACGACCAAAGATGATTAAGAAGTCGTTGTGTGACGCTAGTGCTACAACGTCATCGTTATTGTTGGGCCATACAGTTGTTAGATTAATGCTGCCTGATGAGCCTCCGCTAAACTGAACACCAAGCAACAAGTCACTCCATTGTACAGTGTGGGTGTTGCCTGTAGTATCTGCAATCCACAGCCTGCCGTAAGCAGCTAGTGCTTCGTTAGCATACAGAGGAGTTCCTGTAGAGTGTGCGTGATCAGAGAAGGTTTCAAGAATTGGAGAGCCTTCGTGGTCTGTAAAAACCAATGGTTCATGGTCGCGTTGAAAGAAGTAAGCGTGGTCGTTCTGACATACTACTTTCCAGTTATTGCCAGTAGGAGTGTAACCAACAGGAGTAATGTCAACTAAAGTGTCTGTGCCTAAGAATATTTTATTATTACCAGCAGAAAAAACCCTAACATCACCGCTAGTGTCTTTACACTCAGCAATCATTTCAATGCCACGAGAAGTTCCTAATACACTAGCTCCATTAGTGGAAACTGTTGTATAACCTTTTCGAGCGCCAATACGACCTAGTTTGTCAATAACACAGTTGTCTGCAACAGAAGCAAAAGAAGGATCAAGACCAATAGGTGAGTCTTGTGTGTTTAAACCCATGAAGCCCGGCGCAGATACTGTGATGTTCTGTAATTGTGCTGCCATTATACAGTAGTCCAGATAGTCTCTTCAGGATGTTGTGACGCATCAATAGCAATAGCGTCAGCCAGTGTGTTATCTGCCAATGCAAA